GCGCTACCAGTCCATTGAAGAAATGTTCCTTCATCTCTTATCTTGCTCCGCGTGTGTTTATTTTAGCTACCCAAACGTCTTATCAGGCCACATGCTAGCTACCCATGCTTCCTGTACGTCTTCGGCATTACCAAAAACACATCGAACTACCGGTCTGGCTCACTCAAAGTCATCGCGCTCATCCTTCTGCTTGAAGAAAACTTTATCCAGCCTGAGCACTATCCCAACCAGTCCGATAATCAGCAAAGTAATGAGTATTGGGATAATCAGATCAGACATGCTTCCTCTGTGTGCTAAGGCTTTACCCATGCTTCCTGTACGTCTGCGGCATGCTGCCGATCACACAAGTCTCAACTTAGTTTCTACAGCCACACCAATGATTCGACAGTTTCCGTTGATGGGAACCAATGGCCATTGAGGGTTTAAGCCCTTCAGGTACTTCTGTCCCCCATCAATAATCAGCTTTTTGAATGTCGCTTCGTTTGATTCGGATAGCTTTGCGATCACAAGGCTGCCATTTACTGGCTCTCGGCCGGTATCAAACAAAACGTAGGTACCCTCTGGAATGCTTAGCCCGACTGGTGACGTCATGGAATCGCCTTCAACAAGCAGCCAGAACGCTTCCCCTTGGATATGTGCATTCGACTCAAGCCACAGATCAACATCTTTGATGGAATAAGGTTCTATAGCCTCTCGCCACGATCCAGCCTGAACACTACTAAGCACTGGATATTCGTTGCCGCGCTTATAGGGCCCAACGTACTCAACATCACCCTTGATGTTTTCATCAATTATCATGCCGCCAGCACCCACAGAAAAATTATTCTTGCCGAGGAAGCGAAGAATTTTAGCTATGTCCTCCAGACTGGGCTCTCTCCTTGCGTTGAGCCAATGACTAACGGCACCTTTGGTGATCCCGAGATGCTCTGCCAGCTCTTCCTGGTTTATGCCCTTCGTTTTCATCAGGGACTTTGCTAGGTCATACCATTTCATGCTCATACCCAAATGATACAAGTTGTATATCTTTCTTCGAGTCACAATTTGTATATTTACCTTGCAAGAAAAGAATACAATATGTATATTAAAACTGTTTAGAGGAGACCCGACATGAACAATCTAAGCAAGATCAGACGTCGAGCAGGGCTTACACAGCGCCAGATAGCGACGGAGCTTAATCTGACGGCCGGCGCTATCTGCCATTACGAAAACGGGAAACGGGATCTCAGTATTGAGCAATGCAGAAAGATTGTTGCTGCGCTCAACAAATACGGAGCTTGCGTCAGCATTGACGACGTTTTCCCCCCATCAAAAGCCAGTGCCGCCTAACCGGCGGCCTTTCAATCAACACCAGAGGAAGTATTGCAAATGGAGAGTTCAATGACACGCAACAAAGTGGAGGCTCGCAGGATAGAAAGCTGGTTACACAGCCAGATAGCTGAACTGGGAACCACGAATATCGCCAAAGTGGCCGGAGTGAATAAGTCGACGGTGAGTCGCTGGCGGGAAAGTCTGCTGCCGAACATGTCGCTACTGCTGGCCATCCTGATTTCTAACAGGCCGGGAGAGAAAGGTGACTTTGAAGCATAAGTGGGAACAGAAAGGCGAAAGCCGCAGTGCGCGAACACTAACGGCTTTCTACGCGAATTAACTGAACAAATTCACAGGAGTAATTATGGCAAATACTGCCGAGGTAATCAATTTCCCTGTGCCTGTCGTGGCACTACAGGAGCTGCGCGTGGCAGATCTCGACGATGGGTTTACGCGCATCGCCAATGAGCTCCTTGAAGCTGTCATGCGTGCGGGTTTGTCGCAGCATCAGCTTTTGGTGTTCATGGCTGTCATGCGCAAAACATACGGCTTCAACAAGAAATCTGACTGGGTCAGTAACGAGCAGCTCTCGGAGCTGACCGGCATTCTCCCGCATAAGTGCTCAGCTGCAAAAAGCGTCCTGGTTAAGCGGGGGATATTAACTCAAACCGGTCGTGTTATCGGGATTAATAAAACGGTCAGCGAATGGTCATCTTTACCCGTAAAAGGTACAGAAAAGAGACCTTACCTGAAAAAGGTAACATTACCCGAATCAGGTAAGAAAAGTTTACCCGAATCAGGTAACGCCTATTACCCGAATCAGGTAAACACAAAAGACAAACATACAAAAGACAATAAAGACAATATTAATAACCCCCCTAAATCCCCCCGGGCGGTTTCGTTCGATGCGTTAGCTGTTCAGTTGCCTGACTGGCTTTCTGCAGAAATCTGGTCGTCATGGGTGGCATATCGTCGCGACCTGAAAAAACCGATCAAGTCTCAGCAGACGGTTACCCAGGCCATCAATCTGCTTGAGCGTTGCAAGTGCAGCGGATACCAGCCTGAAGAAATTATCAACCAGAGCATTGCTAACGGCTGGCAGGGATTGTTTGAGCCGAAAGGCGCTAAGCAGCCTTCCCGCGCTCCGTCTCGCGTATCTGAGAACTTTGCTGGCAAAGACTACGGCCAGACTGAAATTCCTGCATGGGCGAGGGACTAATCATGACGCTGGATGAAAAAATCAATCAACTTGAGAAACGCATTGCTGAGCTGAGCCAGCCGCCAGTTCAGCATGAAGATATCGAGCTAACTATCAGCACCGAGAACTGCGAAACGCATGGCCCCTTTGAATGCAGGACCAGGAATTTCTTAAACGCTGTCGTGAAAATTCCCCCGCGCCCAAGCTGCTGCCCTGAATGCCTCAAAGAGGAGTTAGGCCGCTTGCAGGCGGAAAGAATTAGCATCAACGAAGCAGCCCGCAAAAGAAACATCGAGCGCCTGCTGGACGGACTGAACATCCCGGCGCGCTTCGAAAACTGCACGCTGCAGAACTATGAGCCAGTGAACGACGACGCAAAACGCGCACTTAAGGTGTGCCAGGCATATGCAAGCCGTTGGCCAGAGCGTTTGCAGAAGGGTGGCGGTCTTGTGATGTGCGGCAAACCAGGTACCGGAAAGAATCACCTGGCACTGGCTATCGCACGGCATGCGATCACAGAACACCAGAGTTCTGCAGTGTTTACCACGGCGCTGAAAATTGCACGTGAGTACAAGTCAACCTGGTCGAAAGGTTCAAGCCGCACTGAGGATGAGGTGATCCGTTACTTCACGAAACCTGATCTGCTGATTATCGACGAGGTTGGTGTGCAGTTTGGCAGCGAAGCCGAGAAGTTGATCATGTTCGAAATCATCAACACCCGATATGAGCGGATGAAGCCAACCATCCTGATCAGCAACCAGACCAGGGAGGAGTTGTCTGCATTCATCGGCGAACGCGTTCTTGATCGCATGAGCGACGGCGGCGGATGCACACTCTCATTCACCTGGGATTCTTACCGCTCCAAGGGGGCAGCATGAAAGGCAAACAGGCAATTCTGCGTTATCTCGAAACGCACCGGACCTTCACTGCGAAGGATGTGTCTGCAGAGTGTGGTATCACCATCAACTGCATCACGAAGAACGCTATCGACCTGGAGCGGGCTAGGAAGATTGTGCGCGTGAGTAAGGTCTGGCGAACGGTGACTTATCGCCTGGCGACACCGGAAGAGCAGGCCGGAACCGCGCGCAACTGCACCAACGGAATATTTCAGGAGTGCCGCAACAGTCCGGTGATGAAGCGGGTACTGGCTGTTTACGGGAGGGCGCAGGCATGAAATTTATCAAATTAAGCCAAAGGGGAACGGTAGAGCGCCAGGGCAAATATGGCTGGGAGCCTGAAACAGTCTACGAGCCTGTATTTGTTGCCGCAGGTCACATCGTCAGCATGTTTTTCGCTGGCGTGACAATTCTGAAAATGACCTCCGGAGAACGCATTGACGTGAAAGAGACCCCGGAAGAAATCATCGCCATGCTTACCGAAGGAGCCTCCAAATGACTATCACATTACAGACGGTAAACGAGCTCATCGCCTCCCTGGAGAGCGCAGGCGAGCTGTCGATCAGAGAGCAGAAGTTCCTGAAGCTGGCGAAAGAGTTCCGCATTTGCAGCGCTTCACTGGATGCCGCCATAAAAACCGGGAATATGCTGGCAGACCAAAATGCTCAGCTGGCTGCGGAGAATGTGGAGGCAAAAAAAATAATCAGCGAATGCCGGGAGTATTTCATCGCTGGGGTGATGAACCGTATCAGACCAACGAATGAAGGCTACCTGCATATGATTTGCGACACGTTTGCAGACGAAACCCCCGCCACCGATCGCATCGTAGCCGGGATTAAGGCTGATGGTGTAGCAGAACGGGAAAAGACCATCACATTCACGGCAGCTAAAAAGCGCACGCAGGATGGAGTAGCGTTAATCGCTATCGGAAAGCCTTATAAAATTCACAACGATGATGTGATTGGCGAATTCTTCATCGGTGAGCGCGGGCGCTACGGCGTAATCACCATGGATCGTCTCGATTACTTCACAACGTCTGACGAATACGCATGGGAGTTTTCGCTGCGCGAGGGGGCAGACAAATGAGCAAGTCATTCATCGTAATTATCCGGCGAGCCTGGTGTAACGAAGGTGGGCACGGTATCGAATATTCATCCGACCTCATCCACTACGAGACCCGCAATGGAGCCATATCACACGGTTTCCGTACTGTAGATAGCGACGATTTCAACATCGGAGTTATCGAGCGCGGCCATCTGATTTCGTTTGACTGGATGGATAAACCGGTTGGTGAAAGCGAGGACACGCTGGCACAGATTGCCGAGCTAATCGGTCTGGAGGATGCAGCATGACTGATATCACCGAACTGGCGCAGCGGAACGAATTGCTGATTGCAAACGGGCAGCAGACAGCCGACCTGCTACGCCATCTGGCAGATAACGAAATTGATTCTGACTATTTTGCCGTTGTGTCGGAGTGCGAAAGCTACGGGAAAGAAACTGACGCTGAGCTATCAATCACTGAGTTTGCCCTTCGTGCCGCTGGCTACGTTGATGCGCTGGTAGAGGCGCTGGAGAATGCGAATCGCTATATCGAAAGATTGCGGGAATGGAATGCTGGTCTGGCACAGGAGTCATGCGAGAGACAGCAGCTGATTTCTGAGCTTGAACCTATCCGCGCAGCAGCCGAAAAACTGGTCCGCTGTAAAGGTCGCTATCACAGCGAGCAGAACTATCGAGCGCTGGCGGCGCTCTTTGGCGTGAAAACCCCAGACCTGCCGCCGCTGGAGCATGAAAACGTCCATTATGCCGATGCTGCAGAGATGGAGATCGCAGCACTGCGCCAGCGCATCGCCGAGCTGGAGTCCCGCACCGTCACCGTGAAGTTGCCACAACGACTTCAGCCAGGTGCTGATGGTTGGGATGACTGGTATATGCACAGCGACAATGAAGGGGAATATCTCAAGTTTGATGATGTGCTGGCAATGCTAACCGCCGCTGGCATCAAGGTGGAGGCTGAGTGATGGCGCTTACACACGATGAACTTTGCCAGATAGCCTGCCGTTTTCTGCAAAACAACGGTTTCAAGGTGGCCTTTCATGACCGGTTCCGAGCATGGACGCCATACGGTGAGCAGGCTGATGCAATCGGCTTTCGCAATGGGGCCAGTTGCCTAATTGAGGCTAAATGCTCTCGTTCTGACTTGTTGGCCGACCGCAAGAAACCTTTCCGTGTTGAACCCGAGAAGGGCATGGGAGACTGGCGTTTCATGATTAGTGAGCCGGGTATCGTAAATATTGAGGATTTGCAGCCTGGCTGGGGATTGCTTCACGTGGTCAAAGGTCGGGTTAAGAAGGTTCACGGCTGGCCTGGCAACTGGGAGTGGGTTAACCGGGACAGCAAGCCATTTCAGGCTAACAAACAGGCGGAATGCGATTACATGTTTAGCGCGCTCCGTCGCATGGATCTTCGCGGCCACCTCAAAGAGGTTTATGACGGCGTGATCGTTAACAAATCAGAAGGAAGCGCGGCATGAGCATATTGACCAAAGAAGGAATTCAGAAAATTTTTAATGATGATTGGCTCTTAATGGATGACTGCGAAGGACTTGAAAATTGCACCGTGATTAAAGAGTTGGCCCGCATGGCGCTGGCCGCAATGGACAGCGAGACGGTTGAGATGCCTCTCGACTACCTACAGGGACACAAAGACGGTCTGGAGTGGGCCGCTCGACTGGCAGAAGCCAATCACCCTGACACCGGAGACTGGCTTTACGATGACCCTATCGAGCTGGCAAAAGCCATTCGCAAAGGTCCAGATATGCCGCCAGTGCAGCCGGTAGCGGACAGCGAGCCGGATCGCAATCCTGTGCTGGCGTATGCCGACAGTTATCGTGATATGGCGAAACAAGGTGTTGAGTCAGTCCCAATATGGAGCGTCATCACCGACCTCGAGCGCAACATAGCGCCGCTCTATCGCCACGCGCAACCAGCGCCGGTAGTGCCGGAGGAAAAACCAATTCCAAATACACTGAGCATGTACGCCGTGGATGCAGTAGCAGCCATCGCTGAGGTGAAGGGCTGGAACGCCTGCCGCGCCGCCATGCTTGCAGCCGCCCCGCAGTCACCCGGTAGTGAACCCGCTACCGTGCCGGGTAAATGGATTCCGGTAAGCGAGCGGATGCCAGAACTCGGGGATTGGCTTGTTACTGATGGCTGCGACTTCGATGTGCAGTTGTTTAATGGTGAGCAGTTTATTCCTGGCTTTGTGTGGGAGGACAAAATAACACACTGGATGCCGCTGCCGGCCGTGCCGCAGGAGGTGAAAGGTGAATAAGGTCGAACTGCTTGAGAAGATATCGGCGCTCGCTACTGAATGCCACACACTGGCTTGTGAGCTTGATATTGGTGATGAGCGAACCGAAATGTTCGAAATCTACGGCGTGCTGCACAATCTCGGTCGCCGCGGGTACGCCTGCCAGGTAGGGCGGCGAATGAATCCACTGCTCGCATCCTGCGATGATGACGAGGATGAGGAAGATGACGATTGGGATGAGGATGAAGACTGATGCCTAAATCCCCCGCAGAACGCAAAGTCCGAATAGAAGGAAAATTGTAGAAAATAAAACGCCGGGTTACCCCGGCGCTCCAGTTTGCTGTACGATCTGGGTTTCCCCTCAGTCACCGCTTATCCGTTATCCGGAGATAATGGTTTCGATATATGCCCGGGGTGACTATCTTCGTTGATCAGCCAAAAGGCTAATTAACAGATATCGCGGGTAAGTTCAAAAACTGGGTCAAGGCTTACCTCCTTAGCGACACAGCTCGCATACTCTAATACACTGGACTTATGATTCTATATTTTGCTGGCGAAGTGTCAATCAGGAGTAAATAAAAATATCACAGTGGAACATAGCAGCCAAAAGCCAGGAAGAACGCGATAAGGTCAACGTAGACCTCGCGGCATCCGGCGTCGCCTACAAAGAGCGCCTGAACATGCCGGTTGTCGCCGAAGTGGTGGCCAGAGAGCAACCAGAACACCTACGCGAGTATTTCATGGAGCGCGTCCGCTACTACCGCGAGCAGAGTATCCAACTTCCCCGCGCATCCGATCCGCGCTATCTGGAAATGGCTGAGCAGAACGCCAAGAAATAGCGATTTTCTCGTATATGCTCATTTTGCATTTATCCCCGGGAAGGGCGATAATTACTTAGTCAGTCTGGACAACTGACAACTTTACCCCGGCGCCAAGTGGGGACACATGGCGCAAACACTGCAATTTGAGAAGAGTTATCAAAACGTACTGATTCCCGCAGAGCCGGGAACCAGCGAATACCTGCAACTTATCCCCGTAGGGCAACTGCTTTGCGGTGAGTTCCGCAAGCCCCGGAATTACGCATTCCACAAGAAGTTCTTCAAGCTTCTGACTCTCGGGTATCACTACTGGACCCCTTCCGGTGGACTCATTGAGCCCGCTGAGCGCACCCTCATATCCGGGTTTATCGACTTCCTCTCACCCGAATTCGATCAGCGCGCTGCGCTCCAGAACGCCGCGGAGATGTATCTCTCCTCTGTCGGTATTTCTCGTTCCCGCGATATGGCGCTGCTAAAACACTTCGAATCCTTCCGCGAGTGGGCAACCATTCAGGCTGGCTTTTACGACGAATACCAGATGCCTGACGGCAGCCGTCGTCGTGTCGCAAAGTCGATCTCCTTCGCCAGCATGGACGACAGCCAGTTTAACGGCGTCTACAAATCAGTGCTGAATGTGCTCTGGAACTACATTCTGCGTCGCAAATTCCACTCGCCGGCTGAGGCTGAAAACGCCGCCAGTCAGCTGCTGAGCTTTGCGGGGTGATGGCTATGCAATGTCTTCTCGCCAAAGTAATGGAACGCGGCATCTTCCGCGTGCCGGCGCGCCGCAAGCGCAAGGTCGAAGTTAAGCCTTCCGACATCCCGACCCTGAAAGACTACACAGCCCGCCTGGTCGATAAGAAGTGGCTACGCCTGAGAGCACGGAGGCCACATGCGTAAACCAGCACGTCGTAAATGCGCCCACTGCCGCGAATGGTTCCATCCTGCCCGGGAAGGGCAGGTGGTATGCAGTTTTGAATGCGCCAGCGCGATCGGCAAAAAACAGACAGCAAAAGCCCGGGAGGCGGCGAAGGCCAGGGCGGTGAAGCGCCAGCGCGAATCCGAAAAGGAAGGTCGCCAGCGTCGCCGGGCCAAGCGAGAGTCATTCAAGACAAAGGCCCAATGGGATAAAGAGGCTCAGTCAGCCTTTAACCGGTATATTCGCATTCGTGATGAAGGTAAGCCCTGCGTGAGCTGCGGAAACCCGCTTATTGGTAAGAGCAACTACCTGACCGGCAGCGCAATTGACGCCAGTCATTACCGTTCCCGTGGTGCGGCGTCGCACCTGAAATTCAACGTGTTCAATGTCCACTCCGCCTGCACCCGCTGCAACCGGCAGTTGAGCGGCAACGCTGTTGAATATCGCATTCACCTGATTGAACGCATTGGCCTGGATCGCGTAGAGCGCCTTGAGGCTGATAACGAGCCGCGCCGGTTCGATATTCCCTACCTGCAGCGAATCAAATCCATATTCACCCGCAGAGCCCGCGCGCTGGAAAAGCGCCGCGCCCGCCATCAGGAGGCCGCATGAGCCGTGACGTTATCGAACGCATCCGCGACCGCTGGCAAAAGCTGCGTCTATGCCGGCACCGTGGCACCGTACTGGTTGACTACCGAATTTTGAAGAATTTCGTCCGCATCTATCAGGCTTCAGGAGAGAAAGCATGAATACCCAGTACCTTGAGTATGTTCGCCAGCAGCTGATAGTGGCCACCGCGGATCTGAGCGGTGCGACGAAAGGACAGTTGGTTGCTTTTGCAGAGAACGCACAATTCACCGCTACGGCGCGCAGCCGGGGAAGGAAGAAAGTAGCCGATCCGGTAACAGGCCGCATGGTAAACCCATCCAGCCCGCCAATCCCCGGGCAGCAGTCGCGCGCAAAAGGTTCATCAATCGCTCTCGTTCTGCCCGTTGAGTACTCGACGGCAAGCTGGCGCCGGGCTCTGCTGTCGCTGGAAGAGCATCAGAAAGCCTGGCTGCTCTGGAACTACAGCGACAATATCCGCTGGGAACACCAGGAGACGATCACCCGGTGGGCATGGGAGCAATTCAGCGAGAAGCTGGCCGGCATACGCATTGCGAAGAAGACTGTCGATCGCCTTCGTCAACTTATCTGGCTGGCGGCGCAGGACGTGAAAGCAGAGTTGGCGGGTAAGTATGTATACCAGCACCAGGATCTTGCAGCCCTGTGTGGCGTTAAGCCTGATAACTGGTGCCATAACTACGCTGATTACTGGCGGGCTATGTGCGCCATTTTTAAGCGGCTTGATAGCGACTCTCTTCTCTGCGCTGTGAGAACACGATCACAACAAAAAGCGACTTTTTCGCAGCAGGGTCTTGCAAAAGTCAATTAAATGCGTCATATTTGAGTCTACTTTGATATGCTGCCTTAACTTTAAGTGGCGGCATGAAGATGATAGTCACATACCAGTTTGTAAAATTAGCCTCGGCATCCCGCCGGGGCTTTTTTATGCCTTCGATCCGGTCAGGGCTCTTGGGTTGAGATGTGCTGCACGACACGTTAAAGCCCTCCGCGCAGAGCCCTGAACCAGATTTCTGGTTTAGCTCAGCAATAAGAAAACTGCATGCCATCATTTGCTTACATCTTATTGACCATGAAATTAACATCTTGTTAATCTATTCGTGTGGTGAATCCCCCTATGCGGAGGGGCGACCAGTCACTTACAGTGATCTGTAAATGCAGCGCGGGCCATGCCGACTGGGGCATGCTCACCGGGAGGCACCCGGCACCACGCAGTACTACTAAGACATTTGGTAGTGGGGTTGCCGTTTCGGCTTCTCCAGCTATGTTTAAAAGGTAGTAACGGAAAACGAGCGCTCTCCTGGTAAATCGGTAGCTCGGACTATTAGGTGTGCCTCGAACCGTTGAAGAATCAGTATTTCCTACCTTCTGCCCGCCCCTCTGAGCGGGCTTTTTTTCGCCTGATTAAGGCATTGCTACAAACCATAAGACATTTAATGGCTGCGCTTTAGCGTGGCTTTTTTTATTTTCAGGGTCGCGGGTATCACCCTCGACGCTTTGTTGGTAAATCAGCCCGACGGCCCTGAACCTTTTACTGACTACAGATAGCACCCCGAACATTATCGGAGGTGAGAGATGCAACGTATGAACCCAACCGATGGTCACAATCTGCCTTACTGGTGGTCAGCCTTGCTTGGTATCTTTTCCGTCCTGAGTCTGCAGGATTATGTCTTCATCATTGGCGCCCTGATCTCTGCCTTCTTCACAATCAAGACGTATTACGCAAAGCGCAAGGAAGAGCGAGAGCGACTGGATGAAGAGAAAAAACGCACGCAACTGTTGGCCAGTTATCTGGCTGATGTCTCCGCAAAGCCTGGAAGTGACCGCCCGGCTTCAGCCGAAGTGGTTACCGAGGCCTTGAAGCGGATCGCAAGTGATACACAGGGGTGAGCATGACGCCATCAATGAGGAATAAACTGATTGGCGTGATCGCCGGCGGTGGTGGCGCAATAGCCATTGCCTCTGCGCTCATCACTGGCCCAACCGGGAACGATGGTCTTGAAGGTGTGCGATACAACCCCTATCAGGATGTGGTAGGCGTCTGGACTGTCTGCTATGGCCATACTGGCAAAGATATCATGCTCGGCAAGAAGTACACCGAGGCTGAATGCCGTGCGCTGCTCAATAAAGACCTGAACACCGTCGCCCGCCAGATTGATCCGTACATCCAGAAGCCGATCCCCGAGACAATGCGCGGGGCTCTGTACTCGTTCGCCTATAACGTCGGCGCTGGCAATTTCCAGACCTCCACACTGCTGCGAAAAATCAACCTAGGCGACCAGAAAGGTGCATGTGATCAGCTGCGCCGCTGGACTTACGCCAAGGGCAAGCAGTGGAAAGGCCTGGTAACTCGCCGCGAGATTGAGCGCGAAGTATGTCTCTGGAGTCAAAAATGAGCCGGTTAACCGCCATTATCGGCGCAGTGGTTATCTGCCTGATTGTCTGTCTTGGGTGGCTGGTAATGCATTACCACAACGCTGCCAGTAAGCAGGAAGCCAGAGCAGAAAACGCTGAGCAGCAGGTAAACGCAGCTCAGGCGATCACATCCAACGTTCTGACCACCATGACCATATTCAACACCATCGTCGAGGCCAATCAGCATGCAAAAGAGCAGATCGCACTGGACGCATCGGGAGCCTCGGCTGATATCCGGGTTGCTGTTGCGAATGATGATTGCACTAATCGCCCTGTGCCTGCTGGCGCAGTTAAGCGGCTGCAGCAATACGCGAACGGTCTACGTCAAAGTGCCGGTGGTCCCGTTACCAGTCAGCCTGACGGCTGATACCCCGCAACCGGAAATCCCTGACAACCTGACGTGGGGCCAGAGCCTGGATTTGAACGTCAGCCTGCTATCAGCGCTGGGCCAGTGCAACCGGGATAAGGCCGATATTAGAGGCGCAGAAAGCAAAAGGGCGACGCATTACTAATGCTTAAAATTCCCTTTACATGTTTTCTGGTTGCCAGTGGTACGATGAAACCCCTGTAGGTTGAATGAGGCGTACCGATTTCTATGATGACGATAAGTGAGATTTATGAAGTTGGCTGCGAGTTTTTCGAAGGCGGAAATTTTTTTGTGGAAATCCATCCGACGGGTGTCAGATTCGTTAACGAAACCATTAAAGATGGAAAGACTGTAACTGAAAGCCATTTCATGGAAGTTGGGTTGGATGTGATTTCACCGCCTGCGGTTCGAGGGTTTATTCACGCGTCTAAAAAGGAACCTAACTACTCAACTTCTTGGTAGCCGACTTCTAGTTTTTAGTTTGCCGCCATCACAAAGGCCACCCACGGGTGGCTTTTTTAATGGCTTTAACCACAGGAACAGAACCATGGCAACACCAGATTGGGAGGCCATTGAATCGGCTTACCGGGCTGGTTCATTGTCAGTAAGGGCCATCGGGGAAAAGCATGGCGTTAACCACGCCACCATCCTGAAGAGAGCTAACAAAGAAGGATGGCAGCGCGACCTGACAGAAAAGGTCAGGGCGGCAACGAAAGCGAAGGTAACCAAGTCGGTAACCAAAGACGGTAACCAGTCACCAGTGGTTACTGATGAGCAGATTATTGACCGGGCATCCGATGAGGCGGCCGCTGTAGTCATGGCTCATCGGGAAAGTTTGGCGGCATGGCGCGGCATCACCAATAAGCTCCGCGACTTCCTCGAAGACGCAGAAATTACGGAAGACAATCACGCCTCAATGTCTCGCTCGATCACTGCCGGTGTCGATGCTCAGATAAAAGTGATAAACGCTGAGCGTAAGGCGTATAACCTCGACACCGAGGAAGGCAATAAGACGGTTGATGACCTGTCTAACCTGATGGATTCACTGTCTCAGGGGGCGTAATGAAGCCTGAGCATCTCAAGCTGCTAGCTGATAAAGACTGGCGGCTGAACAATCTTTACTGGATCACCGACAAAGAAGGCAAGCCGACTCGCTTCAGGATGACGCCTGAGCAGCGGGAATACTTCGAGGGGATTCACACCCGCAACATCATCCTGAAAGCTCGCCAGCTCGGATTTACCACAGAGGTGTGCATCATCCAGCTCGACGCTGCTCTGTTCGAGTCGGCAAAGTGCGCGCTGATCGCCCACACGCTGAACGACGCAAAGCGCCTGTTTCGCGAAAAGGTGAAATATGCCTACGATAAGCTGCCGGCCGAGATAAAGGCAGCCAACCCGGCGAGTAACGACTCAGCCGGTGAGCTGGTCTTTAAGAAGGGCGGATCACTCTACGTCAGTACCTCATTTCGTGGCGGCACGCTGCGTTACCTGCACGTCTCCGAGTTCGGAAAGATATGCGCCAAGTATCCGGATAAAGCCCGGGAAATCGTCACTGGTGCATTTGAGTCGGTATCGACAGGATGCTTCGCTACTATCGAGAGCACCGCAGAGGGCCGGGCGGGTTACTTCTTCGATTACTGCCAGACGGCAGAGAAAGCGCTACTACAGGGAAAGCCGTTATCTGCGCTGGACTGGAAGTTTTTCTTCTTCTCCTGGTGGAAGAATCCGCAGTACGCAATTGACCCGGTAGAAACGCTGCCGGCGCGCCTGGGTGAATACTTCGCTGAGATGGAGGCGAAACACGGTGTAGTCGTTAACGAACGGCAGAAGGCGTGGTATTACGCCAAAGAAAAGACGCTCGGCGACGACATGAAGCGCGAATACCCGACCATTCCGGCCGAGGCGTTCCAGCATTCGGTCGAGGGCGCGTACTACGCCAAACAATTCCGTTGGCTCTACACCAACAAGCGGATCGGACAAATTCCGGATAACTCACATCTACCGGTTCACACGTTCTGGGATATTGGTGTGGGCGACTCCACGGCGATCTGGTTCGTTCGCGAGGTCGGCGAAGAGTTTCACATCATCGACTACTACGAAAACTCTGGCGAGGGGCTTCGGCACTACATGAAGGTGCTGAAAGACCGCGGCTATGAGTACGGTGAGCACTGGGGGCCGCACGACATCGAGAACCGCGAGTTTGCAGCTGATGCGAAGTCTCGCAAAGAGCTGGCGCGCGAGGGATACGAGATTGACGGCCGGGTGTATTCGATGAACTTCCGCGTTGTGCCGAAATCGGGGATCGACACCGGCATCGAGTCGGTGCGTGAAATCCTCAAGTCCTGCGTTTTCGATGAGGAGAAGTGCGCTGTTGGCATCTCCCACCTCGAAGGTTACCGCAAGGAGTGGGACGACAAGCGCGGCTGCTGGAAAGACAAGCCCCTTCACGACTTCACATCGCACGGCGCCGACAGCTTCCGTTACTTTGCCGTGGCGAAGAACAACCGCAAGCAGGTCGGCACAGTATTCTTCTAAGGAGCATCGCCAGTGAGCGAACAAGATAACGGCCTTCAACTGGCTGTGAACAATCTCGCCACTGCAATGCGGCGAGCGAATTACCTTAACGCCATCGGTATCGGCGGGGGTAATACCAAGCGCCCGACGCTCTATCAGGAGTTCGGTTATCCGCGCACCATTACCTTCCATGACTTCTACAACATGTACCGGCGCAACGCCGCAGGCTTCGCAGTGGTGCATCGCCTTCTGGATGGATGCTGGCAGGACTATCCGGTAATCGTTGACGGTGATGAGTCACAGGAGGCGAAGAAAACCAACCAGTGGGAAAAGAACGTCACCAGGTTCATGAAGAAATGGTGGCCGAAGGTGAAGGATGCCGATCGCCGCAATATGGTGGGGCGCTACTCCGCGCTGTTACTGCAGATCAAAGATAACCGGTCATGGAATGAGGAAGTCGACACCGCTCTGGTGAAGAATCTCGGTGAAGCAGCTCTGGTTAAGATGATCCCTGTATGGGAGCCGCAGTTGACGGTTGCCGAATGGGATAACGATCGCCAGTCCGAGACGTTCGGCCAGCCGAAGATGTACAACTTCAACGAGCAGCCGGTTGGAGACGAGGCTTTCGTGGGAC